GATACTACTTTCAGTGATAGAAATACTTCGTGAGCTAAGATTAAAAACGCTTGTGCTTTTCCAAAGCGTAGAGCATGGACGCAACGTTGAAATACTTTCGGGAATACCTTTTATCAGCGGCATTGATGGAAGTGATGAGCGTGAGCGAGCAAAGGCAGAATTTTTAGAAGGTGAAGGCGGTTTTTTATTAGCATCTGATATATTTAAGAAAGGCGTGACTCTTCCTGCTGCGCAAGTATTACTGAATGTAGATGGCGGATTGGAAGAAGCGAATATAATACAACGCTGCGGTAGAGTATTGGGGGTAACTGATAATAAGAAAAAAAGTGTAATTATAGATTTTTTTGATTTATATGATGCTTATTTTTCAAAACATTCTGAAACAAGGTTAAATAATTATGTTGATAGAATAGGAGAAAAGAAAGTTGGTATATTAGATGTTTCTTGTGAAGACTGGTCAGAAACTTTGAAAAAATGGATTAAAAAATGGATGGAATAATATACAAATTCACTATCATAGCAAAATATAAGTTTGACGGTCATAAACCATTCTATGTAGGACAACACTGGGAGAAAAGAGGGTTAAAACACTTCTTATCTTCCAGTGTTTCTAATTATGAAGGTAGTGGAAAGATTTGGACTGATTTTATAAATCGTTTGAAGCAAGATTATCCAACATGCTGGCGTAAACTTATCAAACGGGAGATTTTGTATGCTTCTGAATTAGTAAATCAAAAGGGTTTAGATATTCTTGAAGAATACTATATAAAGAAAACAAAATCTCATTACTCTTACGAGGTAGGCGGTTGTAACATAGCTTGGGGAGGAAATGGTTCACGTTTAGATGAATCTACTAAAAAAAAATTAAGAGATATAAATTTAGGCAAAAAACTTTCTGATGAGACTAAAAAGAAAATGTCTGAAAGTGGTAAAAATAAGAAATTAAGTTGTGAGACTAAAAAGAAAATTGGTTTATCAAAAATTGGAGATAAAAATCCAATGAAAAATAAAGAAGTTAGTAATAAAGTTTCTGAAAAGAATAAAGGCAAAATTCCTTGGAATAGGGGGAAGAAATCATCAATGAAAACAAGAAAAAAAATATCTGATTCTCATAAAGGCAAAATTCCTTGGAATAAAGGGATACATATGTCTGAAGATTTTAGAAATAATTTATCAGAAAAATTAATAGGTAGAAAATTGAGCGAAAATCATCGTGAAAATATAAAAAAATATGTATCTTTGAATCCTCCGTTCAAGGGAAAGCATCACACCGAAGAAACAAAGAAAAGATTATCTAATTTTTTTATAGGAAAATCACCAGGAAATAAGGGCAAAGTTTGTATAAATAATGGAATTAATAATAAATACATAAATAATTTTGAAGAATTACCAAATGGTTGGAATTATGGTAAAAAATAATCGAAAGAGACAAAGACTTTTCAGATATGCCGTAGATACATTCATAAAATTATTAGAACAAGTAACCAAAAGAAAAGTAAATTACAAATGTAATAATTCAGATACAGCTTGTTGGAATAATTTCATGAATACATTTTCAGATAGTATAGGAGAAGAATTTGTTAGAAAATTTTTACAGTATGGGGTACAAAGTTGGTTTAATGATGGAAGTGAAAAAGATTATTCAAGACAAATACGTTTCAGTTGGATTTTTGGAAAGTCTGCTATTATACGTTGGAAAAAATATGATATTGCCACTAATGTATATATAACAAGAATTGGATTAAAACAAAATCATCAAATAAATATAGTAAAAAAGAAAACTGAAATTGGTAAAATAGTAACGAGTATTCGTCCAGTTGAAGAAAAATTCAAGGAAGATTATCATAATACTAAAAGAGGATTCTTATGGTGTATTGCTAATACAACGTTATATTTTCATAAAAGTTCTAAATGTGCAACTTGTTTGTTTAAAAAAGAATGTAAAATACTCTTGAAACAGGAGTATCCAAAAATATATATAAAACGAGGATATGACGAAAGATAATAGTTTAACAAGTAATTTTGTAATTGAGTTATTTGCAGCAGCTTTTGAAAGAAGAACTGTATTTGAAATAACAAAACAATATTTAAAATTTTCTTACTTACAAATTGATTCTGAAAAGAAATTGTGGCAGTGGGCTACAAAACGGTATGACCAAACTGGCAAAGTTCCATCTTTAGGTCAGATTCAACAACAATTTTCTGACGATGAAAAAGTTCTTGACAAATTAGAAGAAATTTCAGATATTGAAATTGATGAAAAAGGAGGTTATGAATTAATAATAGATTCCTTTGAGACTTTTATCAAAAAGATGAAGTTTCTTGAAGCCAATGACCTTATTGCTGATGTATATAATAGAGGTGAAAAAGATAAAGCTTGGGATTTATTTGTGAAATATGCTGAAGATTTTAGTAAATTTTCAATTAAAAATGCTAAATTTGAAACTGTATTTTCTGACTTTGCTGAAAGACAAGCAAAACGAAGAAGTGAAGATTGGAAATATAGATACAAAATACCTACTGTTATTGATGAAATTGATTATCGTTTAGGAGGAGAAAATGGTGGTCCTGAAACAGGAGAATGTGTTTTATGGTTAGGAGATTCTGGAGCTGGTAAGAGTCAAGTTTTGGTTCATATTGGGGTTGCTGCCGCAAGACAGGGATTTAGAGTCGCTCACTTTCAATTAGAAGGTACTAAGGAACAATGTTTAAATCGTTATGATGCTGCTTGGACTGGAACTCTTTATCAAGATGTGAAACTTGGTAATATACCTGCTAAGAAAATGGCTGTTTCAAAGCGTATTATAAAGAAACTTCGAAAATCTGATATTATTGTTTCTTCAGAAGAAAGTTTTAATGCTAAGACTCTTGTTGACATTCGAAAAGAAGTCAAAGAAATGGAAAAATTATATGGTAAAATTGATGTTATTATTATAGACTATTTGGAATTATTAGAAGTAGGTGATGGACATAATTACACGCCAGGAGAAGAACGTTTTCGTCAAGCAAAACTTGCTAAAGGTATGAAAATGTTAGCAATGGAATTTAATGCTGTCGTACATACCGCAACTCAAAGTAGTAATATTCCAGAAGAGGAAAAGAATGACCCAGAATTTGTTATAACACGTGCTCAACTCAGTGAAGATAAAGGAAAACTAAGACCCGTGGATATTTTCATCACTATAAATCAGACAAGAGACGAAGCAAAAGAGGAAGTGATGAGATTACATACAGACAAGTTACGTGATTATAAAAATGGTAGTCCTATTTTAATAGCAAATAATTTCTCCCACGCCAGATTTTACGATAGAAAAAGAACCATGGAATTAAATATGGAATATGATAATGAATGACACAGAATAGCGGTTGAAGTTTCACCGCAGTTATTAAGTAGAAAAATTTAAAAATCATGAAACCAATTGGATTTATCTACAAAACAACTTGTTTAGTAAATGGAAAGATATATATTGGACAACACGAGTTTAATGCAAATAAAAGATTCAATGCTACTTATTTGGGCAGTGGAGTTATTTTCCTTAAAGCAGTCAAGAAATACAGGCGAAGCAATTTCAAACGTAAAATATTGAAGCTATGCGAAACTCATCACGAAATGAATATTTGGGAACATGTTTATATTGTTAAGTATAAATCAACTGACCCGAAGATTGGATACAATATAGTTCGCGGAGACGTTAATAATCAGGGCAATCCAGCAAAACTTCCTGAAGTGCGTGAAAAGATAAGAAGGAAGTTGACTGGAGCGGGTAATCCTAACTTTCAAAAGAAATGGAGCGAAAGCAAAAGGAGACAAATGATTAAAATGTTTAGAGAAAATCATCCAATGAAAGGTAAAAAACATTCAAAAGATACTAAGAAACATTGGAGCGATATAAGAAAAGGCAAAGACCCATTTGCTAACTTAACAGCAGAAGAAAAAGAAGGGATAAGGAAAAAGTTCATTGGTAAAAACAATCCAATGTATGGTTCAAAGTTCTTTTGGATAAATAATGGTAAGATTAACAAAAGAAATGATATAAACTCAGAAATTCCAAAAGGTTGGATAAAGGGATATATTAGATATGAGAAAAATAAAGACAAGAACAATTTCTGATATAGATTTGAGAGATTTATTGATAAATCCTAAACTCAATCGTAGGGGTCAATACATATGTGATTGTCCTTTCTGCGGTAAAGAACAACATTTTTATATATCAAAAGAAACTCAATTATTTGATTGTAAAAAATGTGGTTCTCACGGAAGTATTTACAAACTTTTAAAACAGCTTGATAAAACATATTTACTTGGTGGAGCAACTATTGAAAATAGAGATACTATTCAAAGCCTTCGTGGTATGTTAGAAGAAGAGTTAAAGAACGATGAGGTGACGTTGAAAGAACTTCCATTAGTAAGTATGCCGGCAGGGTGGAAAGTTTCATTAGCAAGCACGAAATATCTAAAAAATCGTGGTATAACACCTGATAATTGTAAACGTTATAATATAGGTCATACAAATTTGTTTAGAAAATATGAAAATTATGTTTTAATTCCAATATATGATAATGGTAAAATAAAAGGATTTGTTGGAAGATACGGTGCTAAAAAAGTTCCTACTGATCAATTGAGATATAAAAATAGTCCAGGAACTGAATTTTCGGAACTGTTATTTGGTTATGATGAAATAACAGAAAATACTTTAACTGTTGTTTTGGTTGAAGGAATTTTTGATAAAATTGCTGTTGATAAAACGTTAAGACTTTGGGACACTGAAGAAATTAAATGCGTGTGTACATTTGGTAAAAAAATATCATCTGAACAAAGTAAGAAATTAAGATTGAAAGGAGTTACAAATGTTATATTATTATATGATTTTGATGCTATAAAGGATATTAAAAGATACGGTTTGGAACTTGAAAACTACTTCATGACAAGTATAGTTTATACAACAAAGAAAGACATTGATGAATGTAGTAAAGAAGAAGCATTGGAAGTTTTTACAAATTTACAAAAGCCGAGAGATTTTAACACAGATGTAATTGGTAAATTAAAAAAATAATTGATATGACAACAAAAACAAGAAATCTTTCAGTAGCAGAATATTTTCTTGCAATACAAAAAGAGTATTTGATTGCTGAATTTAGAAAAAAAATTTATTTCAGTCCGAATGATAAATCGTATTATCAGAAAGTAATGAATTACAAGACTGAAAAAATAAATGATATAGCAAATAGAAATCGTTTAGATAGTATATTGAATAATTCTTCTAAGATGGAAGAATTAAAAAATGAATTATTTGATAGACTTGGAAAGCCTAAATTTGAAATGAATAAAATAGATTTGGAAAATTATTATGCTGTTGGTAACGATTTTTCATTTAGGGGAGATATTTGGATTTTAGATCAAATCAATAAGGACAAAACTTTGACACTTTATTCTACAAGGTTACAAGAATATGAAATTGCTAATAAAAATGAAGTTTGTAGAATATTATGATTTTATATTGAGATTATACAATTATTTATTGGGTTATCCAAGTTTATTTATTAATAAAGGTTAAATTTTTTGGAAAACCCAATAATTTTTTGGAAAATATTTTGCCGTTTGTAAAAAAAGTATTAACTTCGTATCGTAATTGTAATCCAAATTGTAAATTAAAATTGTAAATCAAAATGGAAAAGGATATTAAAATGTCAGAAAAACTCTATCACAGATATGAATATCTTGCTAATAAATACGCCAGTAAAATATTTTCATATGAAGAGTTATCTTTTGAATTTGAAGATTTAGTACAAGAATTCAAAATAAAAATATTCACATCTATTAAATCTTATGGTAGAAGACGGGCTAAGTATCGCAGAAATGAAGCTTCAAAACCTGTGCCAATTCGTTTTTATCTTGCAGCTGCTTGCTCTAATAAAACAAGAGATTTTATAAAATATATCAGTAGAGAAAATCATAAAACAAGAATTGATGACATAAACTATGATTATGGAATAGAAGATGATACTAAAATTTCTTCAGAAAAAAATAAATTTATTGTTAATAGTGTTGACCTTTTAGAAGGATTGGTTGGAAAAGAAAGAGCTGTTTTTAGTCTTTTCTTGCGGGGTTATAATACAAAAATTCTTAACAAAGTTTATTTTAACAACGAAGAGAAAAAAATTAAAAAACAAGTGATTGATAATGGAGACGAGCCGTTCACCGTAACAGATATAATAGAAATGCAAAAAAGTTATCTCATAAAAAAATACGGCAATGAGTTACTTCAGCAACGCAAAGTTTATTCAAGTTATAACATGGATGAAGATTAACAAAAAGTTTTTAATAATAGTAATATAAACAAATTTTAAATCGTAATAAAAATGGCAACTAAATTGAATGCAGCAACTGCAAAAAGAGTAAAAACATTAGGAATTAATGTTAAAACTGAAGAAGAAGCACGTAAAGAACTTCTTAAAATTCTTACCAGTAATGGAATTGACGGTATGGAGGATGAAGACATTGAGACTTTGGTTGAAATTGCTGAATCTTTTGTAGAAGATGAAAGTGAAAAAAATCCTTCAGAAGAAGATGAAGCAGATGAACTTTCTGAAGAAGTAACTAAAGAAGAAGAACAGCCTGTTAAAAAATCAGCAAAATCTTCTAAAAAGGTTGAAGAACCAGATGAGGAAGATGAAGAAGAGGATGATGAAGAAGAAGGTCTTGACCTTAATTCTATGGACAGAACTGCCCTTAAGAAATTTAATAAGGAAAATGGTCTTGGAATTAAAGTAAAGAAATCTATGTCTGATGATGATATTCGCAAGGCTATTGTTGATGCTACAAAAGAGGATGACGAAGAAGATGATGAAGAAGATGAAAAACCTGTTCCTGAGGTAAAAGAAGTAAAAAAGGAAATTAAGGTTGAAAAGAAAGCTAAAAAACCTGCCGGAAAACGTGGTACAAAACTTGACCCAAAAAATAATGAAGAAGATAGAAAAGCATTTGAGCCTTTGAAAGACTTATTTCCTGAAAGTGAATATGTATATTCTTGGGTAGCAAGTGCTGGAGTTACAATCAAACATAAAGGTAAGAATTCTCAGCGTTCAATGGTTCTTATTGAAAATTGTTCTGCTCAAAATGATGGTTCAATCAAATGTAATCTTTATCTTTTAACTTTCACTAAGTCTACTGATATTCTTGATAAAGCTGATATTGAATATAAAATTTGTTGGAGTGGTGCTCCTTTTATTAAAGGAATTACACTTTCTGAAGCAGTTGAAATCATCTCTGGTTTAATGGAATATATTACTGCCACCGTTCAAAAGATTGACAAAAAATTAGGTGAAAACCGAAAGAAGATGGAAGAAAATTTAGACAAAAAATCTTCAAAGAAAACTTTTAAAAAAGTAGTCAAAGAACCAGAACCAGACGAGGAAGAAGAGGAAGACGATGAGGAAGAAGATGAGGAAGAGGAAGAAAAACCTGTCAAGAAAACTTCTAAAACAAAGAAAACTTTTAAAGCAAATAAAACTTCTAAAAATAAAAAGAAGTAAATTTTATTTGTAATCTAAAAAGGGAGGATATGAAAATATTCTCCTTTTTTTTATTATACAAAGTTTATTTATTTAGGTTATTTAATAAGATTAAAAGTAAAATAATAAATAAAGTTGAAAATTATGAACAGAGAAAAAATTGACATTAATAATGTTTTTGCGCCTGAGCTTGGAGTAGTTAAAACAGAAAGTTTTTCAGGGATGTATCCTTTGATTAATTATTATATATATACTCAAAGACCTTATGAATCAAGTAGAGATGGTGAAGTAAAAGAAATTTTTGATTTAAAAACACAATTGACTAATCCATATCGTAGATGTGTTGGTGGTTATGAAAGGAATATAAATATTTTCTTTCTTTTAGCAGAAGCAATGTGGATTGCTTTAGGGAAAAAGGATGTATCTTTTTTAACTTTATTCAACAAGAAGATGGCAGATTTTTCTGATGATGGTAAAACGTTTCACGCTCCTTATGGTTATCGTTTGCGTCATTGGGGAATTAGAACTGAAGATTCATTTGTTGATGATAATTTAAACGCTTCAAAAGGTTACGACCAAGTCATTGATGTTATTAAATTATTTTCAGAAAATTCTAACTCAAGACAAGTGGTTATGGCTATTTGGAATCCTAATTTTGATTTGGGATATAAAACCAAAGACATTCCTTGTAATGATATAATAATGTTCAAAATAAGGAAGGGAAAATTAATTACAACTGTCCAAAATAGAAGTAATGATTTACATTGGGGGTTGCCAACAAATATATTTCAATTCAGTTTTCTCACTGAACTTATTGCCGGAGCTTTAAGAATTGAGCTTGGTACGCAAACTCATAATTCTCAAAGCCTTCATATTTATAAATGGAATAAGATTGCTAAGAATATGAGTGATTTATGGATTAAAGGTAAAAGTGAAAAAGTTGTAGGAAATATGTACGAAGATTGCAATGCTAAAGAAAAACGCATAGATTTCAACTTAAGCCATGAAATACCTGTAAATTGTTTTAGAGAGATTGAATATAATCTTCAGATTATAATTGATAATCTTATTAAAATATCAAAGGGAGAAAGTGAGATACAAGATGAAATTAATCAATTAGCAAACTTTTCTAAGTATTTGTTTAACGTTTATCAGCTATTGAAAATTTATTTGAATTACAAGATTAAAATGATTAATTTAGTAACTGACATTGAAAAAGATGTAGCAAGACATTGTGCTATTTCTGAAATAGAAATATTAGAAGCTAAAATGAAAATTGACGAAGGTTATGGTGCGTCAGATTACAATTGGGATATTTCAATGCTTGCTAAGAATTTCTTTTTTTCAAGGTTATCTGTTAAAATAAATCATGAATTTTTAGGTAAACTTTAAAATATGACGGATACTTTAGCAAAATGGGTAGAAGAAAATAAGTTAATAATATCAGAGTCAAAATTAAACGATTCTGATATTATTTCAATAAAAGAGATTGGTGATTTTTTGTACTTGCATTCATTTGAAGGTAAAATAATTGATGAGGATTTTTCATTTATTCTTTCAGATGAAGAATTTGATATATTAGATGAAAAAAAAGTTAATTTCATTTTATTTGAATTTGGAACTAAATTTTATTATTCGGGATTAAAACAAGATAAGAATAAGTACAATGAAATCATATATAAACCAGAATTTAATGATTTCAAATATCTTGGTAAAACAAGTGAACCGTTTATAATGGATTTTGTTCATTTAGGAGTTCACACAGAATATGAAATGATGAATGGTTCCGGTTCTCCTGAATTATGGGTTACAAAAGGTTCTTTTCTTGGTTGTAAAGCACTTGGAATTTGTGATAAAAATACCATGGCTGGTACTCTTTCTTTTCAAACCTTTTGTGAAAAAAAGGGAATGAAATCAGTTATTGGAGAAACCATAGTTGTTGCTAAGGAATATTCAGAAGAAAAACAAAATCAAGAAATATTTGAATTAAAATTGTACATTCTCAATTATCAAGGATGGAAAAATTTACTTCTTGTGAATAAAGCTATAAATGTTGATTACAAAGGGTTTATTCCAGATGCCTTACTTTATACGCTCGGAGAGGGATTATGTTGCGTAGTGCCTAAGGAAAGTGAAATAAATTATATTAAGGATAATAGAAAAGAAGTAATAAAATTAATATCTAAATACAAAAAAAGTTTTGATAAAGTATTTTATCAGATTGATACAGTTGAATTCATTTCTCAGCAATTGTTTAAGAAACATCTTGAAAACATAGATACTTATTTGTGTAATTATCGTAAAATGTTAGAACCTATTTTGATAAATGATTCATATTATCTTGATAAAGAAGAAAGTGAACTCAAAACTTTATTGAATAAAATCAATAATAGGGTATCACCTGAATCAGGAGAACAATATTTTAAGAGTGCTGGTGATACCATTAATGCTTATTCAGAATGGATTGAAAATACAGAACCTTTGTTTGAAGCTATAACGTCTGGTATATTGAATGCTTCTAAATTAGTTGATGATATTAATTTTAGGATTAATACAGGAGAAAGAAAATTACCTCGTTTTGAAGTTGATAATGTTGAAGAATTATTTTTCAAAGAATTAGAAAAAGGTGTTAATGAAAGATTTGGACATCTTAAACCAGATAAGCTTGAAATTTATTTAAAGCAAATAGAAACAGAATGCGAAGTTATTGTTCCAAACGGTTTGATTGATTATTTTATGATTCTGTGGGATATTATTAATTGGTGTAGAGAAAGAGATATAAATACAGGACCAGGTCGTGGTTCAGTTTGTGGTAGTTTGGTTGCTTATTGTCTACATATTACTGATGTTGATCCATTAAAATATGGATTAATGTTTTCACGTTTTTTAAATGAAACTCGTGTTACACCTCCAATTGTTTTTGAATTAGAATTAGAAAATGGAGAAAAAATTACTATTCCTAAAGGCAAGAAATTACCTTTAACAAATGGGGAAGAAATAGATATTAACGTTGATTTAGATTTATCAAGTATAGATATAGATGTTGATAAATTAAAAACAATGTCATGAAACAAATAGGTATAATTTACAAATTTACAATCATAACAAAATATAAATTTAATGGACATAAACCTTTTTATGTAGGGCAACACTTTTGTTTAGAAGATTTTGATTTATATCCTGGTAGCGGTAGCATTTGGACAAATTTTATAAATAAGTTGAAACAAGATTATCCTAAGCATTGGAAAAAGTTTATAAGACGTGAAATTTTATATCAAAGACCTTGTTCTCAAAAATGTCTTGATAAGATGGAAGAATATTATATCAAACAAGAAAAAGCTCATTATTCTTATAAATTAGGAGGTTGTAACGTTTTATGGGGTACTGCTAATAAGTTCGGTTCAGGAAGTCCTATGAAAGACCCAAATATAGCAAAAAAATGTGGAGAATCAGTAAAAAGATTTAATAAATTACATCCTGAAATAAGAAAAAATATAGAACTTAAAAGATTAAAAACATTAAAAGAAACAGATTATAAAGATAAAATATCTAAAACATTGAAAGGACGATATTCAGGTGATAAAAATCCTAATTATAAAAATTATTGGAATGACGAACAAAAAAAGAAACAATCTGAAAAGATGAAAGGAAGATTTATTGGTAATCTTAATGCTAATTATGGTAATAAATGGACAGAAGAAAAGAAGAAACAATTAAGTAAAAAGATTAAAAATAAAACAAAAAATATAGATTATGTTAATTCTATGACAGGCAAGGTTAGAATAACTAATGATATTGTAAATACTGTTATAAATAAAGGAGATATATTACCTTCTGGATTTAGATACGGAATGAAAAGTAGAAATTAATATGAAAATATCAAAAATAGTAGAAAAGAAGATATATCGTGGCGATATGATGCCGGACATAGACATTGATTTCCCCACAGAATATAGGGATAAAGTGAAAAATTATATCAAGGAAAAATATGGATATAATTACACTTGTTCTATTGGAACATATACAAGAATGAAATTGAAAACTTGTATAAAAGATTTTGGAAAAGAAAAGGGGTTATCTTTTGATTATACTAATAAATTAACAAAAGACATTGATGACCAAATTGAATATACTTGGGGAGATTTGATACAATATGCTACAAAATCTAAGACATTATTCAAATTTGTTCAAGATTATCCGGATATTGTTCATCTTTGTAAATATGCTTTATTAATTCCAAAGGCAGAATCAGTACATCCTTCAGCTGTTGTTATAGTCCCTAAATTTTCAATTGATGGAAGGAAAATTGATTTATGGGAATTGCTGCCAATCAAAAATATTGATGGTGTATTAGTTTCAGAATGGGAAGGTAAATATATTGATAAATCAGGATTTCTAAAAGAAGATATTCTTGGATTATCTCAGCTTGATAAGTTTAAGAGTATTCTCACTTTGATAAAAAAAAATTGTAGTAAAAAAATTAATGTTAATAAAATTCCTCTTGATGACGATGAAACCTTTAAATATTTTAAAAGAGGTTGGAATGAAGATGTATTTCAGTTTGGTACAACTGGTTTGATGAATTATTGTAGACAAGTTAAACCAGATAATCTTGAAGACCTTATAGCAATGACTGCTTTATTTCGTCCTGGTCCAATGGGAGTGTATGCTCATAGAGATTTTGCTGATATTAAGAACGGGAAGAAAAAACCTTCATATGATTTTGGTATGGAAGAAATAACAAAAGAAACATTTTCTTTATATGTATATCAGGAACAGATTATGAAAGCTGTTATTGTTGGAGGTTTAACTGAAGTTGAATCAGATGTTCTTAGAACAACTATTAAAAAGAAGGATATAAAAACACTAAGTTCATTTGGAGAAAAATTTAAAACAGGATATATAAAATTACTTGAAAAAAATAATATTAAAAAACCTAAAGAATATGCTGATAAAGTTTGGAATAAATTACTTGCATTTTCTGGATATGGTTTTAATAAGAGTCACGCTGCAGCATATTCAATTATGTCATATTGGAGTCAATGGTTCAAAGTAAATTATCCATTGGAATTTTGGACAACTGCATTACAATTTTCTAAAGAAGCTGGAGTACCATATAAACTTGCTGAATTAAAGAAAACTGGAATTGAAATTGAAATACGTCCGCCAGATGTTAATTTCTCTGATATAAATTTTACTTGTGATTCAAAAGAACAACGTATATTCTTCAGTCTTACTAAAATTAAAGGAGTGGGAGAAGTAGCAGTTCAAAATATTATGAATACAAGGAATTCAGGTGGTCAATTTTATTCGTTAGAAGAATTCTTAAGCCGAGTGCCTTCGAAGGTTAATAAAACTGTTGTAAAACATCTTATTATTGCTGGAGCGTTTGACCTTCTTGAAGATATTAAAAATCCAAGAGAAAGAAGAAAACTTTTATCAAAGTATCTTGAAGTAAGGGGAGATTCAATGCCTGAAGAATATAATGTCGAAGATGCTAAAACTAATGCTTTTTGGATTTTAGAGCAGAAACGTCTTACTGGATTTGGTGAAGTTGATTATAAAGGTATGATATGTGATGCTATACCAAATAAAAGAATTGCTAAAATTTATGTTAATGATGATGAATTTTTAACTACTAAAGAAAAAACTGAAGTGACTGTGGCAGGTAAATTAATATATTACAAAGAGAAAGAAATTAAGAATGGAATTATGTGTATCTTAAATATAGATTGTAATAATACCATAATTCCTATTCTTATGTGGCCCAACACTTTTGAGAAAATAGGCGAAGATATTGCTAATTTGAAAGGTTGTATTGTAGCTATTAATGGAACTGTAGAAAATGATAAATTTAAAAAAGAAAAGAAATTAATGAGTAATGATAAAACAAAGTTATATGTAATATCTGATTATAAAACAAAAATAAACAAAGTTAAAAAAAAATAGTAAATTGTAAATAAAATTGTTATGAAAGAATTTGTAAATAGAATTGTTACGCTTGATAATATTAAACAATGGGAAGAAAGAGATAGTGTTATAAAAGAAAGTGTTTCCCAGCATTCATTTAAAGTATCTGCAATATGCGTTTTCCTTTTGGAAAACATTACTGATTTTCCACCTGAATTTTATGAATTCAAACTCAAATGTGTTGAATATTCTATATTGCATGATTTCGATGAATCAATTTTAGGAAGAGATATAAGTCATGTTGTTAAGTATAATTATTTCAATGGTTCAGATATTCGTGAAAGTCTTACAGAATTTGTCGAACATCAATTAGAAACAATTAATTTGAAATTTTTGTTTGATAAATTTAAGGACAAAGACGTTAAAACTTTTTGTAAATTATGTGATTGGCTTGGAATGTATACTTTTATAATAAGAAATGAAATCATGGGAGTGAAAGTATTTGAATCAGAAAAAGTATATTGTTTGAATCATATAAAATCAAAAAGGATTGAATGTGAAGAAATTTTAAAAGATAGGTTTGGAATAAATTTTGATTTAAAAAAATTAATAAATAATTTAATAAAATAATTATGGTGGAAATAGAAATGAACAAAGAAAGTATTCAAAAAGTTTTAGATAAAGTGATTGAAACTTTAATAAAAAAGAATGATTATGGCGGTGCATCTTTTGATTTAGGATTAAATGGCAATATGGTACATATTTGGGATAAGGCGCACAGATTTAGGACTTTAATTGAAAAAAGATTAAGAAAACCTGTTAATATTATGGAAAATAATAAGCCGAATTTTGAAAGCGTATTAGATACTTTGGAAGATATTATTGGTTATGGCGTGATAGGAATTCATATTTTAAATAGTGAAAATGAACAAAAAGTTTTAAATGATGGAAAAGAAATTAATTCAAGTCAAAGATAAATCATACAAATTATTATTTGATAATTTTGATGAAGATATGGAAGTCGATTCTTTGTTAAAAATTGATTATTCAAATTTAATAGGAGAATTGATTACATTCCCAGTAATTGTTAATAGATTTGGAAATCTTCTTGCTGAAGCTGAATCTCAAGTTTCTGAAGCTAACTTAATTTGGAAATTTTTGAAGCAAAAACAAAAGAAAAATTAAGAATTGAATTAGCAGCACAAAATGGAGGTAGAAATCCAACTGTTGAAAATCTCAATAATGCAGTTGTTAGTAATAAAGCATATCAAGCGTTGAGAAGGAAAATGATTGAAGTTCAAAAGAATAGAGATTATATTAATTCAATATTTTGGTCAGCAAAAGATAAATCTGAAAAGCTAAACAAACTTTCTTTGTCTATACAATCCAGTGAATTGTCGGATAGTGTTATAGAAGGTAGAGTTAACAACGTTTTAATAAAAAGAACGAAAAAAGTAATTGAATAATAAAAATGGTAAATTTTAAAAAAATTATGGTAAAAAAAAGAACATCTGGAGATTTTCGCTCGCAGTTGAAAGCGACTCCTATTAAAAAATTGAAAAAGCGCATAGATGAAGATAATGAAAACATTGGAGCTTATAGCAATGAATATCTAAATCTTGAAGACGGAAAAACTTTTAAAATTCGTATTTTTCCTGTTCATCCAGGAGGTGAAGCTTTTTATGTCCCAAAGAAATGTTATTGGCTTACAGTAGCTGGTAATAATGGAGACCTAAGACGCACTACTGTTCTTGATTCAAAACTTCACGGTGGAACTAAATGGGATTTGGTTGAAGAATATGCAAAATTTGCTAAAAAGAAATGGTCAAAAGATGCAGATAAACTTGAAGCAATTTCAGGTACTGGCATGACATCAAATTCTTTAAATCCTCAATATTCTTGGGTATGTTATGCGGATAGAGTAACTGCTGATACACCGCTTCATCCTAAAGTTTGGGAATTTAAAAAGATGGTTCGTGATTTACTTAATAAATTAGCATTTTCTGAAGACGAAGACGATGTTATTGAAGTTGACCCATTTACTGATGTTGATGAAGGATTGCCTGTTATGGTTAAATATATGAGGAATCCTAACAAGAAAAAGGGTGAAAATTATTATGATGTTTCTTTTCCTAAGAAAGCAAATGCTCGTCCGCTTACTGATGAAGAAATTGAATACTTTATGTCTTTGAAACCGCTTATTGAAGTCATTTCAAAGTACGGTATGAGAGATTTTGAAAAAGCTCTTGAAGGGTTACAGAATTTTGATGAAGAACATGAAATTGGATTGTTTGAAGACGAAGATTGGTTGGAACATGTTGAAGAAATTAAAGCTCAATATGACGTTGAATCTGAAGAAGAAAAACCTTCAAAGAAAAAGATTTCTAAAAAAGTTTCTTCTAAGAAAGTATCTGACGAAGACGAGGAAGACGAGGAAGACGAAGAAGAAGAGGAAGAAAAACCTGTTAAGAAAACTTCAAAAGTTTCTGCTAAGAAAGTATCTGACGATGAGGATGACGAAGAGGACGATGAAGAAGAGGAAGACGAAGAGGACGATGAAGAAGAGGATACATTGGATGACCTTGATAGAAGTGGATTGAAAAAATATATACGAGACAACAAACTTGAAATTAGGGTCAAGAAATCTATGTCTGATGATGATATCCGTGAAGTTATTCGTAAAGCTAAATCAGATGATGACGAAGAAGAAGAAGATGATGAGGAAGAGGAAGAAAAACCTAAAGCAAAAATTTCTTTGAGTGATATTAGAAAAAAACTTGCCGGAAAATAAATTTATCTGCTTATTGTTTAATTAATTTAAGCCAACGGTTGAAACATATCGCTGGCTTATTTTATAAAAATCAAAATTATGAATAAAAATATTATTGATAAAATAGTGAAAAAATTCAATAGTGAAGACGTGATAAGATTTTCTGATAAAGACGGATTCAAAGATGTAAAAAGTTGGGCTCATACAGGTAGTCCTTCACTTGATTATAATCTTCATATTTTTGGATTGCCTACTGGTATAATAGAGATAGCGGGTAAAAGTCGAAGTGGTAAAACAACGTTGGGATTAATGTCCATGAAATACTTTTTAAAGGAAAATCCTGATGATGGTATTGCTGTTATTCTTTCCAGTGAAAATAGAGACAACAAAGATTATGCTTTGCAATTAGGTTTGCCTGTAAATAGGATTATCATTGTTAAAATAAAATATGTTGAGGCTATGTTCATGCAAGTAAAGAAATTGATAATGGATGCTGATGAGATAATGAAAGAAATGAAGATGAAGCCAAAATTCTTTTTCATGTGGGATAGCCTTGGAGCAACTCTTTCTAAATCAGAACTTGATACTATGGAGGAAAATACTAAGCGTATGGAACAGCAGCTTAAGAAAGGTGCTGAAGTTGAAGGCATAGAATTTAAGAATGAAAAAATGATGGCTTTTGCAAAAGAAGCTAAAAAATTCGCAAAGTCAATTATGTCAGAAATGTACACTCATGCAATTCATTTTGTAATTCTTAATCATCAATACGTACAAAGTACCATGGGTATTACAACAAGAAAAAGTACGGGAGGTGAATGGGTTTCCTTGATGCCTACTTTGCGACTTTCAATGAATTTAAGGTCTAATGAAAAAATAGATGATGTAGAAGTAGCTCAAATCACAGAGGTAAGAGTTGTTAAAAATGATTTTGGTAGTCGTAAAAAAACTAATATAAGAATATTACTTGGATATGGTATAATTCTTTCACAAGAAGATATTGATTATGCTCTTGAAATGGGAATTTTGAAAAAAGAGGGGGCAAGAAAAGTTAGTTTTATGAACGGTAAATTATGTTGGAGCACTTTGAGAGAGTTCTTTAAACTTTATCAGGAACATAATAAGTTGTTAAATGTATTGCATAACAAAATTAAAAAATCTATGCAAAG